TAAGTTTAGGCCAGCGATTATAAAACGTTGACTTATCTTGAAAATACCGCAAAACGTAGCCTTGGCAGTAGGCAGGTGGTCCAATAGCAATATTTCCGGGAATCGCCGTTGGCGTTGGGCTTGTAGCAACAGATACCAAGCCATTTTGATAGACAAATTGATAGGTATCAACGTTTGGGGTAGTCAAAAAGACATACGGCTTTAAGAGTTTTAAGTTCTTAAATTGCTCGGGAAATTGGATCGTATACGCCAGATTGATGTAATTATCCACTTGAGCGTCTTGCATACTAGAAGTGCTATACCGTCCGGTCATTCTTCTTACGGTCGAGCGCATTTCGGCCAACGTTACCACTAGATAGCTCCGTTATTATAGATTGTTCCTTCAAAGCTATCCTGATTACCAAAAGGTAACGGAAGAGGAGGAAGGTAAGGTCCTGAAGAGTTTGGTATCACACTAGGTGGTGTATAAGCTTCCGGCAATGGGCTAGGCACTACAAATGAAGTGAAATTCGTTGAGTCAATATTAATTGTCATCGTGTCACTTGTCACAGAAACAACCTGACCATCAACTTTATTCAATTCCACCATTCCAAAATTAATCGGAATGAGGAATCTTACCTTTAAACCGGCATTATACCCGTGATCGTTCACTGTAGTAACAACCATAGGATTTGCATTAGTAATATCCGAAATAGTCCTCACCACATAGTTTTCACTCACTTGACGTTGAGAATAACCTGGGTAGTATGTAATAACACTGCTACTGCTCATTAATTACCTTATAAAACACTTCATGTTAATAGCTAGTAGACACAAACGCATATTTCTTATTACTCTTGTCAACTTCCTGAATTTGCGACATCGGCTGCGATGGGTCCATTGGCTCGCTCTTCTGGATGAACTTAGGAGTGAAATAATGATTGTTAATATCATCGGCAAATCCACGAGGAATAGTATAAACCTTGCCATCTTCCAAATGATACCATTTGACAGGGTCTTCGGCGTATCGCATATAGGTTAGTTTGACAGATTGACCGGGAGCTCGTAAGTTAATGAATTTACCTGTTACTTTTTGGCTATCAATTGCCTGCTGCGCTTCGATCTTTGCTTGAAGAGCTGCATTCTTAACACTGCGATTGGTTTGTCTCTCAGTGATAGACTTCTCATCAGCACTAACTTCTCGTCTTGCCCCAGATGCAACTTCAACCTTTTTTTCTTCGATTTCACGCTTCGTTGCCTCTAATTCCAAGCGAGCCTGATCAATATCTTTTTCCAATGACTCTAACACTTCAGCTTCTGACATACTACCCTCTTTGTTAACTTCAATTTTTACATTATTATTCTTTTTCTGTCTTGCCATTTCACCCTCTATTAAAAAAAAGATAGGAGGCCGAAACCCCCTATCAATTATTTTTTAGTAATATGTCTGCGATGAAGTTGTAGCTTCCCACATCCATGCGTCTGTAGTAGAGCCTATCAAACCGCCAGTTGAAACGGCGTTTGTTCCGTCTCCAGTGCCGATCAAAATACCACGAGAGCCAAGGTTTTGCCTTACTAGTCCCAAAATATTTTGATTACCGTAGGCTAAAGGTGCAGGTACAACTCCGGAAAGTTGATTCAAGTTCCCTTCACCATAAGGTAGCATTACGGGCAAGCTTGCAGGATAGCTAGCTGCCAATGGCCAAGCAAAAGCCGTAAAACCTGAGCTGTCTACATCCCCAAAAGTCAAGGATTGCGTGCCAACTGCGTTGTTTACTGCGGTTACTGTAGCCTGATAAGGCAAGCCGTCTGTGCCTGCATCAAGGTCTTGCATTCCATAAGCAGTAGGAATTTGGAAGGTCACAACATCACCAACTTGGTAATTTTGCTGAACCAAAGTCACAACAACCATCGGATTTGCAAGGCTAATGCGAGCAATCGCCCTATATTCAGGGTAGTATAGCGATGGAGGGGGTAATCCTGCATTGCCAACTTTGTACACAACACCGACAGACGTTAATGAATTCGCAGAATCCAGTAAAGTTGTGAATGTTGTACCACCACCACCGACCGCGGTAACGGTCATTACAAGGCCACCTAGTTCCGGCGCGCTTGTCATAGAACCGATACGTACGTTATCACCAACAACGAAGCCATGAGCTGCGCCACAAGTAAAGACGGTATCAGCTGCGTTAGGACCAAAGGACGAAACAGCGATATTTGGCCCTTTGACTTGGTTCGCTGCATCAAACAAAGTAAAGCCATTTTGAGGCAATACACCGTTATTCCAAGGTGCAAGCACACTGGGTGCAGTTCCGTTTTGTTTAATTAAAGCAGTTCCTGCACTCATGAGATTAGGGTTAAATTCAGCATAGGTAATTCTATCTGAGGTTAACGATCCCGCAACTCCCTGAGATGTGACGCCTGAACGAGTCAAGTTCCACAGTCTAAAAGAATTAATTTGAGCTGCAATTGGAACAAACTTAGCTGTTGAAGCCACGTTTACAAATGACCCCGTAAGGATTTGAGCTGACATAAACTTTCCTCCTTATAGTGCCACTGCAAGCGTGCAGCGTAGGTTTACGATCCAAGACGTGTTCGTGATGTTGAACACTTGAGCCATTTTCCAGCCCGCAGTTTGGTAGAGCCTCAGACGAGGAGAGGCAATTTCTGGCGGCGCATAGATAAACTGTGCACTGTAGCCATCAAGGTCCACCATGTCATATGACTCTTGCCCGGGCAGGAAGATGTTATACACATCCTGCAAGTTAGCAGAGGCATTTGGCGAAATTGAGCCAACAGAAGAGAGTAGGAAGCGAATATTTCGCATTACACCCCATTCTGATTGCAACAAATTCGCTGTATTCGCGTACTGTGCCACGTTCTGGAAGCCCACCATCTGGTCAAGGTCAGCACTAAGATTAGTGTGGCCCAATCCAAAGAAGCAAGTTCTAACCGGTGCAGTACCGAATTTATTTTCGCCTTCAATCAAGTCCATAATGAATTGAGCGTTGGCAGTGCGCAATAAGCGAACAGCCTTGCTGCAATCCAATGGGCTTATGTTTGTTGGGTTGTCACCGTTGGTACCAGAGGTACAATTAATTGGCGGCGCGCCCCCTTCCATCATTGAACGGGCTAGCTGATCCTCGGTTTCTCTTAGCGATTGACCAAGGACAGATACCGCAGAATTAAGCACGGGATCCTCGTTAATGAGCATCACTTGCTCCTGGAGCACAATATAGCTCCCGTACCAGTCGATCCTAGCATCAATGTCAAGCGCAACCAATTGCTGCGCTGGCGGGTCTACAATCCCATTTCCCAAAGGAATAGGAGCAGTTTGTAAGTTCTGGTAGCGTCGTCTACGCAGAACGTCACCGGCTTGTTGATCCATTGTGATTGGGTAACCCATCGTACAATGGATAAGATCCGGCATAGGACGGGCAAGCAATTTCATTGACAATTGCTGTTGAACAGCAGGAGGCAAAATGCTTGTGGTTGTCGGTCCGCTCATGGTCTTAACCTTTTGTTAAGACGAGGAACCGATTAACGTCGAGAAGCGGCTAGAGTTTCAGCCCAAAGAGCATTTCTTTGCTCACGGGTCATCCGAGAATTTGACATGGCAGCAGCTGTTGAGACGGCATCGGAGCGAACTCCCAAGCTACCTGTCTTCGGCTTACCTTCTTTGTCATCAACTCGTCTCTGTTCCTGAGAGATGGGTTTATCTTTAGCGGCAACAGCGGCCTTATCGGCTTGATACCGCGAATCTTTCTTGATTAAGTTATACACCTTTCTCAAAGGATTTTTTGCATGCTCGACAGCCTCTCGGTTGTCCTCGTCACTTTTGATATATTTTTCAATATTTTCAGCCGTGACGACCTCTTTAAAATCCGGGAACTCCTGAGCAGTCTCTAAAATAAGAAGCTTTTGATTAGCCTCAGCAATAGCTTTATCTTTAGCAGACAATTGCTTATTGAATTGGTTGAAAGCCTTAACAAGTTTCTTCCCATCGGGGAATTCCTCTTGCTCTAGCGATCTAAAATCAAATTCTTCTTCGGGTTCTGTCTGATTTTGCCCCTGCTGATACTGCGCTTGCATCTGCATTTGCTTTTCATACATCTCCCTTTCTTTCTGAGCCTGCCAAAGTTGCCTTTCGAGGTCTTCTTTAGCTTTTCGAAGCTCTGCAAAACTCTCTTGCGGAGACTTCTCATGGTGATCGACAGCCTGAGTAGCGACGTCAGGTGTTGCGCTGTTTTCTGTTTCTTCCATGCATTTCCTTTGAGAATGGCGAGTTCTCGGTTGCGCCAAAAATGCGCCCACAGAATGTAGACGCGAATATACACTATGTATATTCAATATTGAATTTTATTACAAATTAAAACTTAAATGGTTAAGCGATTTTGCCGTCTACCATGTAATCTTCAATCTTCTCGATCGTATCTTTACAGTAGGATTTGAGCATTTTGACATAGTTGATATCGAACTCATGAGGATGAGCTAGAATGTAGCCAAGGATTTCTTTTGAAGGGATGCACCATTCGAATTTAACATTAGTGCTATTGGTAACAGACCAAAGATAGTGGTCATGTCCTTGATAAGGGGATGGCCTAGTCCTTCGACATTGCGGGTAAATGTGTATAGCATTTTGTGCGTACGGGTCTTTCTGTATCCAAATGTGAATGTAATACTTGCCTCGTATCCCGGCTTCATATTCTTTTTGGACGCAATCTTCAATGATATCTTTGAATCTTGCCATGACAGCCTCATTTGTCTCACCCACCTCTTGTCTGTCGGTGACTAATGCTGCCTCTTCCATTAATTGACCGTAAGTCTTGTCGCTACCACGTACCATTATTTAATCCTGCTCAAGCTTTCGTTTCCAGTATTGTATCTCGTCTTGCTTTGTCATGCGGTGTCCATCCCACCCATTTCTCATATGCCAACCCGCAAGTGTTCTATTTGGAGTTTTAAGCAAACACAGCTCAAAGTCTGGCGGTAAATACTCTTTTGCATCTACCCACCCGTCGCAATCCATCTTTATGTCGCCATAGTTGTATGGTTTTTTTGTAATGGGATTTTTATCTCCAACCTTTATCAATCATCTCACCATTTTAGGTGCACTTACTTGAGTCGGTGCATTAGGGCTTTTTGTCTTTCCACCGGGATCTTTACGCAATCCGGGAAGCTTCTTGATCTTAGGGGGGAGCATCGTCATTACTTGCAACCCTTCTTCATCATAGACTTGATAAGCTTTTTATCTTGCGCTGCATCTGGATGCTTCTTGCTCGCACCTTTGCTTTCATCACGGCGTGATTTCATTGATTGGCTCTTGGTGGATTCTTTTCCACGTCTCATACCTAGGGACTCGTCTTTCTTTGATGCTGCTGATTGCTTTTTCATTTTTTACCTTGTCGGTTATAGCTTTCTTGCAATGGCAATGGAGGTTTTCCACCCGGAGCTTTAAATCTTGGCACTGTAGCATTCAGACTGCTAGATTTTGGCACCATTGGCTTCTTTTGTGACTCGATTATTTTAATCTTTGGCATATAATTTCCTTTAAAATGAGGGTGAATCAAATAA